CGAAAATAAACCTAACGAAAAAACTTGCTAGTCGTGCCGCCTTTACGCGCCGTAAGCCTCGCTCGCCCGTCAAGTTTTTCGCGCTGTATGACACAAATAAAGTTGACGCTTTTTCTCGCCAGTCGATCCGGTCGAGGGGATTGTGCGGCTGTCAACCGACACCAACCAAACGACATCAATGAACGCCGCAACCAAAGTGACCGTGATCAAAGAAGACCTTCGCGAAGGACGCCAAACCCGCCTTCTCGGTCAAACGCTTTACATGTGGGATGACCGCCCACAGATGCATTACAACCAAAGCAAGGTTTTGGTTTCAAAGCAGCCAGACGGCGCTTGCCGGTTTGCCATCAGCCCTGAATGCCTCAAGCTTGCCTGACCTTTCCCGCCCCGCCAGCCGGTGACTTGTCGTTAGGTAACGGCGAGCGGCGGCGGGGAACCACTCACTGACACGACCATGCAAGACGAGTTTATGGACGACCAGCCGCCAATCGGCACGCTGACACCGGAAGCCCGCGAGTCGCTACGGCTCGCCATCGAAAGCACGCCACCGGGTCAGCTTGCTAAGTGGCGACCGGAGTTCGTTAAACCGAAGCAGGACGCACCATGAGCATCCTCGCCGCCATCTTCGTCTGGGCCGGTCTCTGCATCGTCGCACTTGTCGCCTTCCGCCTGCTTCTCAACTCCAACTTTCACCGATGAACACGCCGATTACTGATGCCGCTGAAATGACCGGGTTTCCAACTCCAAGAGTGGCGACTGATGGGTGGGTTAGCTCCGATTTCGCCCGCCGCCTTGAACTCGACCGCGCCGCGCTGATGGACGCTCTATGCGAAATCCACATCCTCTCCCACGATTACAGCGGAGAGGGTTCGATTGCGCTAAAAGCCATTGAAGCTGCCCGCGCAAACTTTCCAAACGCATGAACAACCTGACCATTACCAACCCGCTAGCTCTCGAGACCGACCCGCTAGTCATCGTCCGCACCTCCGCGCCGTCAGCGGCGAAATACGACAGCAAGGTTCGCCGTTACGATGGCCAGCTTGCCCGCGTCAACGTCCGCACCGGCGAAGACCTGGCGCTCATCCGAATGCTGCGCCACGGCATCGACTACTTCGCCCCGGCTAGCGGCGACGGCATCCTCGTAAATCCCGAACTGCTGAAACGATGAAGCCCGACACCGCCCGTTTTTTCGCATCTGCTGCCGTCGTGCTGTCCATCGTCAGCATCGTCCTGCTTGCTGGTTCAGGATGCCGCGATTTTGCAACCTACCTCGTTTGCGTCGGGGTTGCGATCCTCGCGGGTTTTGTGGCGCTAACCCAGGACATCTAAAACTTTCCTAGTGGAAACCGGGCGGCATGTTGCCAGTCGTTTTCTACCCGTCGAGGGTGGGATTGCTCACGACAGCCCGGAAACTTTCAACTGACCTAACCATGAAGACTACCAAGAAACAAACACAGTGCCAGCGCCTGTTGGCGTATCTCCGCAAGCACCGCAAGGGCATCACCACGATGGAGGCTTTCGAGCATCTGCGCATTACCTGCGTCCACAAGCGGATTGCGGAGTTGGAGGAGACTGGGCAGCTTGACGGCTACAACTGGATTCAGGCCCATTTCATCACCCGCACCAAGGAGCGCACCGCTTCCGGCTCCATCGTCACCCGCTACAAGCTCGCACGCTAATTTCCAGCGCCCGTCGTTGCCGACCTAGGGAGGACAGCACGGCACGGCGGGCAACTTTCCGAATACCATGACAACCACCACCCACGAACTCGTCCAAGCCAACGACGCACTCCGCGCCGAATATCCGACCGCGCTCATCCTTGATGCCCAGTTTGGCGCTGACGGATTCCGCCTGATGATGATGCCTCAGAGCGACGATTACGCCACTCAGATCGGCAAAGGCGCGACCGTCACCGAAGCCCTGGCCGACCTTCGTTGCAAGGTCGCAGCGAACGACCCGCTCGCCAAGCTCCGCAAGCAGGCCGACAAGGCAGGCTACATCCTCACACCAAAACAAGACTGACCATGACAACCGAACTGACAACCACGCAAGAATCCGCCGCGTTTGAACTCACCCAGCGGCAGGCTAAAATGCTCTCAAGCAGCACGCTCGTCCCGAAGGAGTTTCAGAACAACATGGCCAACTGTGCCATCGGTCTGAACATCGCAAAACGACTTGGAGCAGACCCGTTTATGGTCCTCCAGAACATCGACATCATCCACGGGCGACCATCGTTCCGCGCCTCGTTCCTCATCGCCATGGTGAATGCCTCGGGTCGATTCACGCCGCTTCAATTCCGCCTAGATGGCGCTGGCGAGAAACGCGGATGCGTAGCCTACGCCACCAACAAAGAGACCGGCGAGATCGTCGAGGGACCAGAGGTTACGATGGCAATGGCTAAGGCCGAAGGCTGGTCCACGAAGTCGGGCAGCAAATGGCTGACGATGCCGGAACTGATGTTGCGCTATCGTTCCGCCGCGTTCTTCGCCCGCATCTACGCGCCCGACATCACGTTGGGTATGCAGACCGCCGAGGAGATCCACGACGCGGAACCGATCCGCAACGTCACGCCGCGACCAGGCTTCGCCGCTGCCATCGCAGCCCCGGTCGAACCGACCGCGCAAGAGTCCTTTGAAGCTGAACTCGCGCAGGAGGAGGAAGCATGAAGATCTGGGACGTAAAGCAAGGCCAAGAGGAATGGCTGGCGCTGCGTAAAAGCTACTTCACAGGCTCCGCGCTAGGGGAATGGCTACTCGACGGCGACCGCACCAAGACAAGCCGCAAGGCATGGCAAAATGCCATCTGGAACAAGCTTGGCGAATTGTCGCAGGATGACGAACCGAACTTCCCGAACTGGGCAATGAAGCGCGGCACGGAGCTTGAGCCGCTCGCCCGTGCTGCCTACGAGCGGCACACGGGATTCAAGGTCCGCGAGGTTGGATTCATTTCCCACGATTCGGACGGATTCGGGGTTTCGCCGGATGGTTTGATCGTCGGTAGCTTGGATTTCCCGATTGGCGATGACGACTTCTACCACGGACTTGAACTGAAATGCCCTGTCGCCCGCACGATGCTGAAGTGGCTCGATGCCGGAACGCTGCCGGATGAACATAAGCTTCAGGTTCACGCGAGCATGGCTGCAAGCGGTCTTTCGCGCTGGGACTTCTTCGCTTACCACCCCGAGCTTGTGCCGCTGCACATCATCGTTGAGCGGGACGAGTTCACGGAGCTAGTCCTTGCTGGCCTACTCAAACTTTCCGACGACTACAGCGCGGCGAAGGCAAAGCTGGCGGGATGGATCGCAACGCCAACGAACGACACACCATGAGAACCTACACCATCAACGTAACCAAAGAACAACTAGCAACGCTTTCAATGGCGTGCGAAATTACGGCCCGATTGGGCATGTGCCAAATCGAGATGGCATTTGACGAACTGCCATTCCGAGAGCCGGTGGATTGGTCCGAATATCATGCGATGATGGACGATATCCGACGCCAGCTTCGCGTCCATTGTGACGCCAACGTGGGAATCCGCCGCGCCAAGGATCGCCACAAGGAGGCTTGGGATTTGCACGCGGTTTTCCGTCATCGCCTCGCGTGGGACTGGCTGGAGGATCAAGGCAAGACAAAGCCGGATTTTTACGGAGTCAACTACGACCAGCCGCACAAGACATCTGACCAACCACTAGCCAAAATTGAAAGGAACACACCATGACCGACACCCTATTTGACATCCCCGAAAGCCCGTCACCGCGCTTGCAGTGGCTGCGGCACCATCAGATCGACATCATCGACAACGGCATCGACTACAAACCCGGCGATTGCTGCTCGATCACCGGAAACCGACTCTTCCGCTATTGGGCATTCCAAGGCGGCAAGCAGACCAAGACGGAGATTGCCGAAGCAGGCGGCGACACCGAGGACGAGGCTATCGTCAACCTGGCCCGCAAGTTGAACCTCAAACTCTGGAACGAAGCATGAGAACCCCCGAAGACCCCTGCCGCGACCCGGCATCCGAAGCGCG